ATGACGCCGGACAGCACCACAGACCAGCTGCAGAACAAAACGCTCTGGTCGTCATACACCGAAATCATCGATGTGAAACAGTGCTACCCGAACACGGCACTGGTCGGCGTGCAGGTGGATTCGGAGCAGTTCGGCAGCCAGCAGGTGAGCCGTAATTATCATCTGCGCGGGCGCATTCTGCAGGTGCCGTCGAACTATAACCCGCAGACGCGGCAATACAGCGGTATCTGGGACGGAACGTTTAAGCCAGCATACAGCAACAACATGGCCTGGTGTCTGTGGGATATGCTGACCCATCCGCGCTACGGCATGGGGAAACGTCTTGGTGCGGCGGATGTGGATAAATGGGCGCTGTATGTCATCGGCCAGTACTGCGACCAGTCAGTGCCGGACGGCTTTGGCGGCACGGAGCCGCGCATCACCTGTAATGCGTACCTGACCACACAGCGCAAGGCGTGGGATGTGCTCAGTGATTTCTGCTCGGCGATGCGCTGTATGCCGGTATGGAACGGGCAGACGCTGACGTTCGTGCAGGACCGGCCATCAGATAAGGTGTGGACCTATAACCGCAGTAATGTGGTGATGCCGGATGATGGTGCGCCGTTCCGCTACAGCTTCAGCGCCCTGAAGGACCGCCATAATGCCGTTGAGGTGAACTGGATTGACCCGAATAACGGCTGGGAGACGGCGACAGAGCTTGTGGAGGATACGCAGGCCATTGCCCGTTACGGTCGTAACGTCACGAAAATGGATGCCTTTGGCTGTACCAGCCGGGGGCAGGCACATCGCGCCGGGCTGTGGCTGATTAAAACAGAACTGCTGGAAACGCAGACCGTGGACTTCAGCGTGGGCGCAGAAGGGCTTCGCCATGTGCCGGGCGATGTCATTGAAATCTGTGATGATGACTATGCCGGTATCAGCACCGGCGGGCGCGTGCTGGCGGTAAACAGCCAGACCCGGACGCTGACGCTCGACCGTGAAATCACGCTGCCATCCTCCGGTACCACGCTGATAAGCCTGGTTGACGGAAGTGGCAATCCGATCAGCGTGGAGGTTCAGTCCGTCACCGACGGCGTGAAGGTGAAAGTGAGCCGTGTTCCTGACGGTGTTGCTGAATACAGCGTGTGGGGGCTGAAGCTGCCGACGCTGCGCCAGCGCCTGTTCCGCTGCGTGAGTATCCGTGAGAACGACGACGGCACGTATGCCATCACCGCCGTGCAGCATGTACCGGAAAAAGAGGCCATCGTGGATAACGGGGCGTACTTTGACGGCGACCAGAGCGGCACGGTGAATGGTGTCACGCCGCCAGCGGTGCAGCACCTGACCGCCGAAGTCACCGCAGACAGCGGGGAATATCAGGTGCTGGCGCGCTGGGACACGCCGAAGGTGGTGAAGGGCGTGAGCTTCCTGCTCCGTCTGACCGTAACAGCGGATGACGGCAGTGAGCGGCTGGTCAGCACGGCCCGGACGACGGAAACCACATACCGCTTCACACAACTGGCGCCAGGGAACTACAGGCTGACAGTCCGGGCAGTAAATGCGTGGGGGCAGCAGGGCGATCCGGCATCGGTATCGTTCCGGATTGCCGCACCGGCAGCACCGTCGAGGATTGAGCTGACGCCGGGCTATTTTCAGATAACCGCCACGCCGCATCTTGCGGTTTATGATCCGACGGTACAGTTTGAGTTCTGGTTCTCGGAAACGCGGATTGCGGATATCAGGCAGGTTGAAACCAGCGCGCGCTATCTTGGCACGGGGATGTACTGGATAGCCGCCAGTATCAATATCAAACCGGGCCATGATTATTACTTTTATATCCGCAGTGTGAACACCGTTGGCAAATCGGCATTCGTGGAGGCTGTTGGCCAGCCGAGTGATGATGCATCCGGCTATCTGGATTTTTTCAAAGGCGAGATAGGGAAAACCCATCTGGCTCAGGAGCTGTGGACGCAGATTGATAACAGTCAGCTTGCGCCTGACCTGGCTGAAATCAGGACGTCCATTACAGATGTCAGTAATGAAATCACGCAGACCGTCAATAAGAATCTGGAAGACCAGAGTGCAGCGATCCAGCAGATACAGAAGGTTCAGGTTGATACAAATAATAACCTGAACAGCATGTGGGCAGTGAAGCTGCAGCAGATGCAGGACGGACGCCTTTATATTGCGGGTATCGGTGCCGGTATTGAGAACACCCCCGACGGCATGCAGAGTCAGGTGCTGCTGGCGGCGGACCGTGTGGCTTTTATTAACCCGGCGAACGGAAACACCACCCCTGCACTGGTCACACAGGGTGGACAGACGTTCATCAATGAGGCGCTGATTAAGTACCTTACAGCTCCCACCATTACCAGCGGCGGCAATCCTCCGGTATTTTCCCTGACACCGGACGGGCGGCTGACCGCTAAAAATGCGGATATCAGTGGCAGTGTGAATGCGAACTCAGGGACGCTCAACAACGTTACGATAAATGAGAACTGTCAGATTAAAGGGAAACTGTCAGCCAACCAGATTGAAGGCGATATTGTCAAAACGGTCAGCAAGTCTTTCCCCCGCACGAGCACTTATGCCAGCGGCACCATTACGGTCACGATTAGTGATGATCAGAAGTTTGACCGACAGGTCATGATACCGCCAGTGTTATTCCGCGGTGGTAAGCATGAGAATTTCAACAGTAATAACCAACAGTCATACTGGTATTCAACCTGCCGGTTAAGAGTGACCCGCAATGGTCAGGAGATTTTTAATCAGTCCACGACGGATACTCAGGGCGTATTTTCCTCAGTTATAGATATGCCTGCCGGACAGGGGACGCTGACACTGACATTCACCGTATCTTCATCAGGAGCGAATAACTGGACACCAACAACCAGTATCAGCGATCTGCTGGTTGTGGTGATGAAAAAATCCACAGCAGGTATCAGTATCAGCTGAATTTTATAACCCAGAACGGGCGTCAGAAATGACGCCTTTTTTATTGCAGAAAAGCGAGAGGTAATTATGCGTAAACTTTATGCCGCCATTTTGTCCGCAGCCATTTGTCTGACCGTATCCGGTGCGCCTGCATGGGCGTCTGAGCAGCAGGCCACGCTGAGCGCGGGGTATCTTCATGCCCGGACGAACGCTCCCGGTAGCGATAATCTTAACGGGATTAACGTGAAATACCGTTATGAGTTTACGGACACGCTGGGGCTGGTGACGTCATTCAGTTATGCCAATGCCAAAGATGAGCAAAAAACGCATTACAGCGATACCCGCTGGCATGAAGATTCAGTGCGTAACCGCTGGTTCAGCATGATGGCGGGGCCATCTGTACGCGTGAATGAATGGTTCAGTGCTTATGCGATGGCAGGTGTGGCTTACAGCCGTGTGTCGACTTTCTCCGGGGATTATCTCCGCGTAACTGACAACAAGGGAAAAACGCACGACGTGCTGACCGGAAGTGATGACGGTCGCCACAGCAACACGTCTCTGGCGTGGGGGGCTGGCGTGCAGTTTAACCCGACCGAATCCGTGGCAATTGATATTGCTTATGAAGGTTCCGGCAGTGGCGACTGGCGCACTGACGGTTTCATCGTGGGTGTCGGTCATAAGTTCTGATTAGCCAGGTAACACAGTGTTATGACAGCCCGCCGGTTCAGGCGGGCTTTTTTGTGGGGTGAATATGGCAGTAAAGATTTCAGGTGTACTGAAAGACGGCACAGGAAAACCGGTAGAGAACTGCACCATTCAACTGAAAGCCAGACGGACCAGCAGCACGGTGGTGGTGAACACGGTGGCCTCTGAAAATCCGGATGAAGCCGGGCGTTACAGCATGGACGTTGAGTACGGTCAGTACAGCGTCATTCTGTTGGTGGAAGGATTCCCGCCGTCACATGCCGGGACCATCACCGTGTATGAAGATTCCCGACCCGGTACGCTGAATGATTTTCTCGGTGCCATGTCGGAGGATGACGTCCGGCCGGAGGCACTGCGTCGCTTTGAACTGATGGTGGAAGAGGTGGTGCGTAACGCAGAGGAGGCGAAGAAGAATGCCGGAGAGGCGGAGACGTCCGCGAGGAATGCCGGCATATCAGCCAGTCAGGCAGAAGAGAGCGCTGCAAATGCTGACACTTCAGCAGGGGATGCATCGGAGTCAGCCCGGCAGGCGGCAGAAAGTGCAGTCTCTGCAAAGCAGTCAGAGGAAGCGTCCTCGTCCTCGGCCTCTGAGGCCGCTCAAAAAGCCAGTGAGTCATCACAAAGTGCAGCAGAAGCTGAATTGTCAAGAAAGACGGCAGAAAGTGCAGCCGGTAATGCAGCCAGGGATGCAACGACCGCAACAGAAAAAGCCCGGGAG